CGATGCTATGGCAGAATCGAATGAGCAATTTGTACAGGGCAAACTATCACTTGACGAATACAAGGAATCACTACTTGGTATGTCGGGGCTTGGTATATTGAGAAGCGGTGAGGACATTGCAGAACAGTATAGGAACGCAAACATTGCGCTTGCTGACTTACGAGCAACGCAAGGAAAGGGGGTAGATGCTGAATACTTTAGGAAACAAGTAGAGCAACAGGCAACGGTTACCCAGCTACTTTACGACAAGTTACTTATTGCGCGTGAGGCATTAAAGGAGTTTAGAGATAGGCAAACAGACGTAGGTGATAACGCTCCAACTGTTGACGCGGTGAACAACTTAGCGGTTGCACTTGATAACGTGGCTGGTGTAGATGGTAGCGGAGAGGTTAGAATAAACAACATAGAAACGCTATCAAATGAATTAAAGACTTTAAAGGAACAGCTTGAAAAGTCGGCAATCGGTGGTGGTACATTTTGGAAGATACTTGATAAAATTGAAGCTAAGATTAAGCAGTTAACACAAGCGCAAGCGATGACAAAGTTTGCGGAAGCGTTAATACCCGATGAAGAACCCGAAAGTCAGGCTTTAATGAATAAGATAACAGCAGAATTAGATGCTGAAAACAAAATGCTTGACGGTAAAAAGGAAGCACATGAGGAGTTTAACGAATGGCAAAAGGCGGAACTTGAAAACTGGGTACAAACTCAATTAGATGCTAATAAGGAAACCACTAAAGCAACCGAATTAACTGAGGAAGAAAAACGGCAAATATGGGAAGCCGCTGCAAATACTACTATTCAGTTAATTGGAATGGTTAGCCAATCTATACAAGAGGGATATCAAAGAGATTTACAAAACTTAGATGAGCGACTTAATCAAGGATTAATTTCAGAACAGGAATACGACAAGGAAAAGCGAGAGTTACTAAGCAAACAGAATGATGCTGCAAAACAGGCGGCTATATTCCAAGCAATAATTAACACGGCTTTAGCGGTTACAAGTGCATTAACGGCTGGCCCGATTGTCGGCCCTATATTGGCTGCCTTAGCGGGTATTTTAGGCGCGGCACAAATTGCGGTAATTGCATCACAGCAACCCCCCCAATTCGCTAAGGGTGTTGTAGATTTGCAAGGTGAAGGAACGGCAACAAGCGACTCAATCCACGCTAAACTATCCAAAGGCGAAAGTGTTATTACAGCGAAGGAAACAAGCAAGCACAAAGGATTGCTCGAAGCGATGAACAAAGGACTTGCAGAAAAGTACATCCTAAGCAACTATGTAAAGCCCGCATTGGATTCTGCGATGTTAAGCGGGTTTGCAGACATGGGCAAGAGTGCGGAGGTTAACGGGTTAACTGCCAATCTAAAAGACCATAACATTATCGCGGCAATGGATAGACATAGGGCGGCTGATGTCGCTGGGTTCAAAATGTTAGCGGCTAAATTAGACCGCAGACAACCTAAACGCGGAGGATATGCTTAGTATTACATCGCCCGACTTTAGCATTGCCAACCAACCAAACGGCATAACCGAATTAACGCACCGTGTTTATTATTCGAGTGAGTTAAGCGGTTTTCTTGAAGAAATAAACGGAGAGCTAACATTTCACGGAGCAGACTATACCTTTTTGCGAAGGGCTTACCTTACCAATTCATGCAATATAATACCCTTTGAAATATCGGACGGGTGCGGGTTGGTTTTGGATTGCAATATGTTTCTGAATGAATGCGAGTGGCGACCTGACTTATGCCAAGTCAAAGGGCAGTTAGTAGATGGTGGGTTCTTATCGCTTATTGACCAAAACATGGGCATTAAAGCCTATGTGAATGTCGGGCGTTCAAAGAATGATGAAGATATTTCTTCGAGCGTATTGGAGCAAACTAATCTGTACTACTACGGGCAAAACCAACAAAGCGGTGGCGGTGACATTGCAGCACAAAACAGAGTAGGCGTTCGCGTTTACGATGCGTTCAAAATGCTTGTTGCCTTTATGACCGATGGGGCTTTAGGGTTTGAATCGGACTTCTTTAGACCCGATGACATCAATAGGGGTTATTACACGCTTATTACAGGCAATTCGCTAAGGACTGGCGATATAAATAGTTGGCCTTATATTTCTTTTGAGGAACTTTACAAGGACTGCCAACGGTTGTTTAATTTATCGTTTACAACTGAAACGGTGGGCGGTGTTAAACGGCTAAGGATTGAACCGACTTCATTCTTTAGGCAAACCAACGCTTCGATAACACTTGCCGACCCTGACGCGGTTGTGCAAACATCAAACGAAAAGAGTTTTTACCAAAAGGTTGAATTTGGCTCAAATGAGTTTGATAATGATGATTATACTTATTTTCCAAGGGTTACATTCTTAGGCGCAAGGAAGGAGGAATACCACTTAGGCGGCCAATGTAATACCAACAACGTATTGAAGCTAAGAACGGAGGTATTGATAACCGACACAAACCGAATACAAGCCGCGTTACCAGTTGCAAGCGGTGGGGCTGCCGACCCGTCAAACATAACAGACGAGGACACGTATTTAATTCTGCACTATTCGGATAACAGCGTTGCAAACTATCCTAACCCGTTATTTCCAACGACATTAGTTTACTTCAATGAGTTGCTTACCAACTTTCAAACCGCGTTAAGGTGGGGCGATGGAATACCTAACTCGATTTATTTGTTTTTAGGGTCGGGGTTGAATGGAGGGCAAGCGGTACGAATCAACAACTATTTACCGCCATATCAACCAATTGCATTCATTGCATTTGGCGCATATCTAAAGTTTCCTTTGTCAGCATTTCCAAATGGTTACGACCCCAACGGTAATATATCACAGTCAACGGACAATTTATTTTTAGGGTCATTAAATCCTATATGGAGCTTAGGGCAAACTATGTTCACAGCACCAATAGATGGTATATACTCGGTATCGGTTAGGCTTGTTTTAGATACATTAGACACCTCTGCTTTTAACTCTCTAATTATTAGAAAATTTAATACAGTTGCAAGCGGTATTATTACTTCAATTGGCTTTGGTTCTATACCCATGAGCAATGCGTATGTCCTCAATGGAGTTTGGATTTGGGAGGGGTCTTTTACTTTTAACCTTTTGCAAGATGAAAGGGTTGCGATATTATTAGTTATTGCACAGGAGGCTATAACCATACTTGACGGGTCAAGCTTTACAGTAGGCAGCAACTTTACAGCCTTCAAAACGTACAATCCCGAAGACAACAACCTAATTGATACCGCCATTAAATACCCAATCACTTCGCAAACGTGGCAAACCTACCTAAGCAATCGACACGGTATTATTAGCGTTCCATTTAACAACGGGGCAATACAAGGAAGGACAAACGACCTTAGCCGCAACCTCCACACTGGAATGACCGAGGTTAAAATAGTTAGTACCTTTGGCCAAACACAGATATGAGCCTTGACCTAATCCCATACCAACCCCTCCCGTTCGGATTAGAGGACAATTGCACCCTACCATGCTATGAAGGATGGATGCAAAAGGTGCAAGGCAGCACGGACGTTACATCCATTCAATTCGCTTACGGGGCTTGCGCTAATACGTTTAGCGAAACGATAGATGGCAACTTTACGGGCGGTGGTGTTGACTGGATACAAGGCGGATTGTGGACGTTTCCCGATACAAGGGCTGTTTCACCTATTGGCGGTGCTGGTTACATTCGGCAAGCAATAGCCAACGCAAGCGGTTTATATTACGAATTGGAGTTTACGATTGTGGTAAATAACGGGTTGATGCTGCTGAACTTTAGCGATGGCACAATCATTCCTTATTCGGCAAGCGGAACGTACACATACACATTTGAAAGCGTTGGAAAGACTTACGTAGAGTTCTTTTTTAATACTGCTTTGGGCGGTACGGTTTCCAATGTAATAATGAAGCCGATTTTAACGCGGGTTAACATGGGCATATTCGCAATGGATGGTACGCTTTTAGGGTTAATCACAGACGATAACAATACTACATATAGCAACGGTTTTCTAACATTTAACCTAAAATGGAGCGAAAGCCCAGCACCTAATGGGTGTTACTATTTAGGGGTGTACGACCCGTGCCAATGCTCGCAGTTTGGATTTGCTGGTGATGACTTCCAAAGTCAAGCGCAATGGGATGTATACGCTGGCGGTGATGATTTAATTGTTATCGGTGGCGGAACAATGCAAGCAAGCGCAATTACCCAAGCCGCTCACTATGTAAGGCGTAGGGATGTGTTATGTAAAGATGTGGCCTACACGATTACGTTCACGATTAGCGGAATGCAAGGAACTGACACGTTTCAATTTGCATCGGGGTTAACAAGCGGAACGATATACACAACGGATGGGACGTATACGGAGGTAATAACCCCAACGTGGACAAACGATGATCCGTTGGATTTGAGGTTCTTATTCCTGTTGGACATTGCTACTTTGCATTTCGTATTGATTACCGATTTCAGTATTGAAGCGGTTACTCCGATAGTCACTTATACAAGCGTACCGTTTGAACTCAAAGAAACGATTTGCGAGTGTACTGTTTTGGTGTCAGCTTGCGGCAATGGTGACCAGTTTAATATGGGATTTGTTGGCACGGGATTTAACCCGTCTATTCGCTTAGAATCAACTTTGAGGACTTCGAGTTACCCAACTACCCGTGAAGCATACGAGTTCAGCACAGGGCAAAAAAAGACTACCTACATGCGTACTCGAAAAGCGCGGTCTTTTGCTTACGGTGCGCCCGAATACGTGCATGACTTTATACGTTTAACGCTTGGGTTTGATAATGTCTACTTGGATGGTCGGGCTTCATTCTGCGAGGACGAAGAACCGCCATCGATAAGCTGGAGCGATGAAGTTGACTTCGGAGTTGCTACTTATACGTTTAGCGATGCCGTAGAATTAACCGAGAAACGACCTTGCGCAGACGGTGCGCCTTTGGGATGCGATGTTAATGGTATCGAATTGGAGGTAAACGTAGGCACGCGCAAGCCCGTATTAAACACATCAACAGGCAAGACAATAAACATACCTAAACCGATATAAAGATGGCAAGTATTAACGTCAATAATTTACCCGCTAAGGCGGCCGCGGCAATCACAACGGCCGACCAAGTGATGACCTTCACAGCAAGCGGTGACACAACTCAAACGCCATTTAATGAAGCGGTGGCACAGGCTAATAGTTTGAACGCAAACGCGGCATTAACTATTGCAAGCGTTACCATTCCAACTGCCGAAGTATTGACGTTATTTACTACTCCAGTACCCTTTGGAATTACCGTTCCTGTTGGTTATTTCATTCAGCCTTTGGGAATGTCGTTTAGGGCTGAAAATGGCACAACGGCATACGATACCAACACAAAACTTGCTGCAAGATATATAGGTTCGGATAAGCATTTTTCGGCAGCTTCAGGGAACTGGACAAGGGTATTGCAATCAACTATAAGTCGCGGTGGCCTATTAGGTATTGATGGCACGTTTAGTGCAACAACAACCGACACGCAAATTCTTGATGCTACTGACATTGAAATTTATGTTGAAACTGGCAACCCATTAAACGGGGATAGCGATATTACTATTACAATGGTCTACATACTAATCCCAACGCCTTAGAATGCCCACCGCAGCCGAACTACTCCGCGACAAGGTTAACGGCCTAACGGATATTCCTGACAGTTGGGTTAATCGAGTGACTGGTATACAGCCAAAGATAGCTGCAAGGTTAACGCGGTTAATGGCTAAGCTAACGACCACCAACGGAGTAGTTGACCAAACAGGCGCAAACCTTAGAACGGTCACGGCTATATTAGAGGACTTACGAGCGTACATGACGCAAGGGGAATATGCCACGGTGATAGGTGAGTTGAATAAAGACTTTATTCAGCAGCAAGCGACATCCACAGCTTACATGACAACCTTAGGCGGGCAAGGAATAGAAACCACCTTTGCAGCCCAAACATACGCGGCAAGACGGGCGCAATTAGTCGGGCAACTTGTAAACGGTATAGATGAAGCGGTGTTGAATCCCGTATTTGAAACGCTACTTACGGGCATCGAAACCAAAGCGAGTTACTCCGATTTATTGGTGAGCGTTACGGATAGCATAGTTGGCACACCTAACTATGACGGGCGTTTACTTGCTTATTCGCGGCAACTTGTTACCGATACTATTGGCACAACGGATCGGGCGTTTACCGAGATTATCGCAGCAGATTTAGGCTTAGAGTGGTATCGCTACACGGGCGGTTTAATGGACACGACCAGATGCTTTTGTGAAAAACGCAACGGCAAATGGTATCACAAAAAAGAGATTGAAAATTGGGGCAACAAAGAGAATTTAGGTGAATGCAACACGGGCAAAGGATGGGCTGGCATGAATCGAGCCACTGATTCAAGTACAATCTTTGCCTATGCTGGCGGCTATAATTGCCAGCATTCTATACTACCCGTTTCCGAAGCATCCGTACCAATTGAAACGCTCAAAGAAGCAATAGCTAAAGGATTCTATTCGCCAAGTGCAAAAACCCGTAAACTATTGGGAATATAGTTTAATTTTGCCGAATGCTTATCAAAACGGGTCACGTTATCGAGTTCAATATCGGGGAATTTGTTTACCTCAAAATGGATAAGGAACAAGAACGGCTGATGGTAGTTGCCATCACTCTGAAACCTTGTAACGCTGTTATGTATGGAGTAAGCAACTCAAAGGATGAAAGCTGGTGCTACGGTATTGAGTTAAGTAGCGAAAGGGATATTGTTTTAGCCACATCGAATTGATTGCACTAACCTCTATTTCACCACGCCACGCGATTGGTGACGCACAAATAAAAGCCGTTGAAAGTTGGAAGGCGCAAGGTTGCCGAGTTATATCTTTGAATACGGCCAGCGAAATTTCGCTACTTAAAGACCGCTACGATATTGAGTTTATCGAGGTAACGATAACCACCAAAGGGCTATACAAAGCACCTTATATTCTGATTGGCTCATTTATAGACCACGCAAGGAATAACGGGTTTGAATCAATAATGCTAATCAATAGCGACATTATTCTACGGGGAGCAGTATCGGAGTATTTCAGCAAATGCAAAGATGGATTAGTATTCTGCAATAGAACGGATTTTAACCGCGATTTTCAAGACCAAAAGCTATACCCTAACGGCTTCGATGTTTTCTTTATTCACTCCGACTATTACGATTTGATACCTCACACGCTATTCGCTATGGGGCAAACTTGGTGGGATTATTGGCTACCGTATCGGTTCATTATGAGCCGCGTGCAGTTGTTTCTAATCAAAGAACCGATATTCATGCACGAAAGACACCCCGTTCAGTACAACGCGGAGGAATGGCAAAGAATGACACGACACTTTAGCTGGGTGGAAAACTACTTAGAAAGAGGGCGGCCACAGGATATAAACAACACGGTGTTTAGATTGATTCAAGCCAAATGCAAATGACCACGGATATTTTTGTGCGCAGCTATCCCAAAGATTACGAGTGGCTGCACTTAGCCCTTGCATCTATTCAAAAGCACGTAACGGGTTATCGCAATATCGTTATTTGCACACCAACCCCAAGAGGATTAGAACACCTAACCGCTGAAATAGTGGTTCAAGTACCTGACCTTGCTGATGGATATATTGGCCAGCAGCTAACCAAGTTGGAGGCTTGGAAGTATACCGATGCCGATTATGTAGTGTTTTGGGATAGCGATGTAATTGCGATTGAACCGTTGGATGTTAATGAGTACTTTGAGAATGGCAAGCCCATTATTTGGAAAACCCGTTACTCTGAAATAGCTTGCCCGTGGCAGCCGATAACCGAAGCCGCGATGAAATACATGGTCGAGTGGGAGTATATGCGTAGGATGCCTTTAGTTTACCACACAAAGACGCTTAAAAACGTGTGTATGTATTTAGAGGAAGTTCACAAATTACCGCTGTTTACTTACCTAAGCCGTGTGCCTTATCGTTCCTTTTCGGAGTTTAATGTGATGGGTGCATTTGCCGAAGTACATGAGCCGAAAGGTTACGTATTCAAAGATACCAACGGGGCTGATATGCCAAAGATTAAGGCAATGCAGTTTTGGAGTTGGGGCGGTATTACTAACGATGTTTTAGCGCAAATCAAATGAAACTAACCGAAAGCAAACTTTTTTATTGGGGATTTGTTAAAAGGTTTATTTGCCCATCTCATCCTTTATACGGAGGTAAGATTTGGGTTTACGAACTTGGCGATATAATCACGCTAAATGAAGATTTTAGTTACAACCTATTGAACATAAGGCATTATATTGAAACGGAAGAGCGATTGAAAAGCCTTTACTTTGGGCTAACTGGTAAACATTTTGAGCAATGACAAACGAACCAATAAGAAAGCCGTTTTACGAGGGTAAATGGTATTACTTTGGCTCGTGTACGCCAAGACCCGTACAAGTAAACGGATGGCCAAATCCTCCATACAAAAGTTTCGACACTAAAGAAGATTGTCAGGCTTACATTGATAGCTTAAAAAAATGATTATACACGAATTTTCCAACGGTAAAAAAGTCGCGTTAATTGAGGGCGATACTCACATAAGCAAGTGGGTAATTGAGAACCAACGATTAGACCACGACCGCAGTACGTTGCCGCTATTAGATGAATTTATCCATCGCGGGTTCACCGTAGTTGATATTGGGGCTTATATCGGTGATCATACAATTGCCTATTCTAATCGGGTCGGTTCGCGTGGTTCTGTTTACGCATTTGAGCCAAACCCAACAGCCTTTGAATGTTTAGAGTATAATTTGAAAGGCAAGGATAACACGGTATGCTTTAAACGCGGTGTAAGCGATAGGAAACATACCATCGGATTAGCGCATGATATTAACGCTGGGGCTACTCACGCAATCGCAGAGGGTAATATCCAATGCGTTTCTTTGGATTCAATTAACCTACCAGAATGCGACTTTATTAAGATGGACTGCGAGGGCATGGAGGTCAAAGCGTTACTTGGTGCAGCGTTAACCATTAAGAAATTCGCCCCGACAATGTTAATCGAGGTGAACGAAACCGCACTTGAAAGGCAAGGAGAAAGCCGCGCGAGTTTGCTTGCCTTGTTGGATTCGATGGGCTATGAGTACCGCAACCTTTACAAAAATGAGGGATTGGAAGGGGCGCAAGTGGACATAATATGTACTCCGATATGAAAGCATTTGTAACTGGATGCACAGGACAAGACGGAAGTTACCTTTCGGAGTACCTTCTTGGATTAGGCTACGAAGTACACGGAATGATTCGGGCAAGTTCAAATATCGTGCAAGAATCCAAACGGCTAAAGTTGTGCTACTCAAACCCAAACTTTCACACGCACTACGGGGATATGACCGACCCGCTAAGTTTGGAACGGATATTAACAGACGTGCAGCCCGATGAAGTGTATAACCTTGCCGCGCAATCACACGTACGCATTTCCTTTGACGTGCCACAGTTTACCGTTCAAACCGATGCCGTTGGAGTGATTAACCTACTTGAATCAATGCGAAGGGTTTGCCCAAATGCGCGAATGTACCAAGCAAGCAGCAGCGAAATGTTTGGGCTTAGTTGTGATGAGGACGGCTACCAACGCGAAAGCACTCCATTAAATCCTGTTAGCCCATACGGTTGCTCAAAGGTGTTTGCTTACAACGTAGTAAGACACTATCGTAGGGCTTACGGTATGCACTTGAGTAACGGCATTCTATTTAACCACGAAAGCCCGCGTAGGGGCGTTGACTTTGTAACGAATAAGGTAGTGAAAGCCGCTGCTATGATTGCACACGGCAAACAGGACGTTCTGGAGTTGGGCAACTTAGACGCGTCACGCGATTGGGGGCACGCCAAAGATTACGTGAAAGTGATGCACGCCATGCTGCAACTTGACGAGCCCACCGATTACGTTTGCAGCATGATGGAAACGCACACCGTACGCGAGTTATGCGAATTGGCGTTTAGTTACTTTGATTTAAATTACCGCGACCATGTAACGCTTAACCCGAAATACTTACGTGCGGAGGAACTGCCATACTTGAAAGGCGATTCGACAAAGTTGCGAACCGAATTAGGATGGCAACCGACATACACTTTTGAAAGTATGATAATTGAAATGTGCGAGCATTGGACTGACGAGATAAACGGCAAAGAAAGCACACGTTAAAAATTAACTAACTTTGTGGCATGGCACGAAATATAAAGATACGTCCTCAAGATAGGCCAATACGGGGGCGGTGTGGCGGCAAGAAGTCAGGCTGCCAATTGACTGACTTTTATATCGTAATGGAAAAAGCAGCATGAACGAGGTCGATGTTAGGCGGTTATTAGATAATGTTCTGGAAGTTGAGAAATTCACTAAGAAAGGTGATATTCCTAAGTATCGGGATGGCTACGTTGCCGCAATCGAGCAGCGGAATTCTATACTTGTCCATGCAGACCCTAACGTGTTTCCCGAAAAGCTATTTAGAAACCGCGCCCCGAACCAAGATTTGGAGCAGCAGAAATACATTAAGGACAATTATACCAATACGACATCGCAAGTATTCCAAGACTACTTAACGGTAATCGGTCGGGCGTTTATAGATTCCAACTGGCAAGTAATACCAAAGGAAGGTAGTGAAGATTTGATGAAGTACCTACTTACCGATTTGCCTATTTATGGATCTGTTGAAACCTTTGTAAAAGGCGTATTACCTTCCATCAAAACAAAAGATGCAAACGGTTTGGTTGCCGTTATGCCACACGGATTTGAGTATGTAGAAAGTGAGGAAGGTGAGAGTAGAGTTGATGATCAAAAGCTATTTGAGCCAACAATCTACTATTATGCCAGCGATAAAGTAATTGACTACAAAAGTGGCCACCACGCTCTTTGCGTAAGTGCTGAAATGTCACGTGTCGAGTACAACGGAAAAGAACATAGGATGGGGCGTGTGATGTATTTATATACGCGCGAAACCATTTGGAGGATTGAGCAAGTTGGCAGGCAAACCGAAAACACTTACGCAATCTTTGAATACTTTGCACACGGTGAGGGCATACTTCCTGTTATCGAATTAAAAGGAGTTCCACAGATTTCACCTGATGGCAGTATCTATTGGGTAAGTCCTTTTTATTACGCGGTTGGTCTGCTGAACTTAGCCCTAACAAATAGAAACTACTTGCAGCTATCAATAGCTAATAGCGCGTTCCCGTTTAGAATAATGAAGGCTTCAAAGTGCGAGTTCCACGATGAAGTAAGCAACTGCCAAAACGGGCATTTAATTTCTATTGAAACGGGCAAAGACGTAGGTACCTGTGGGGCGTGTCAAGGTACGGGAGCATATCGCCCAGTTAGCCCGATGGGTACTTTGCTCTGGACTGATTCAGACCGATTCAGCGAAGGGCAAGCAAGCAACTACCCACTTGTTGAATACGTTGAGCCATCCACCAATGCAATGTCTTTCGTGCGTGAACAGGTGGATATTGACACCAAAGAAGCGCGGTCTATTCTGCACCTACAAACGTCTACAAGCGATGTAAAGGGTTCAAAGGATATGACGGCCACGGGGATGGCAATAGACCAGCAGTCTATGTTCTCTTTTGTCAAAGGCGTGAGTGAGCAGATATTCGATGTGTTTGATTTTGCTAACCATCGCATCGCATTCCAACGCTATGAAGATGCCGACCTTGCGCCTACTTTAATCTATCCTCAAACCTTCGACTTTAGAACCGAAGCCGACATTTGGGAGCAAATCAAAATGGCAAGGGATAGCGAAGCACCCGCATACATTATGCACACTTTGTTCTTCCAGTTAATGAACAATCTTTTGAGTTCAGACGTGGATGCACAGGGGGTACTAAGTTCAATCGTTATTGCAGATAAGTTGTTTGCGCTAAGTGATACGGCCATCGCATTACGTAAGGCAACCAACTCAATTGAACCGTGGCAAATTACCCTACACGATTCGTCTATTCAGATTGCACAGGAGTTGATACAAGAAGACCCTAAATTCTTGGAGTTAGATAATGCCGAACGCGTGGCAAAACTTGTAGAAAGAGCTAAATTGAATACCTTTGTGCCTAATTCGATATTAACCAATCAAATCTTGAATGCCTAAGAATACTTTAATTAAGTGCATAGTTAACGGTAAGGAATTGCGCCTGTTCAACTTTGAAGCCTTAACTGGTAACTTTTTTGAGAGGTTGCTAAAGTTGCCAAACATTAAAAGCATCGAAGTAAGCGATCCGAATTTAGAGGACAAATTAACCAAAGACGAATTTACCCAACTTGCCCAAAGGTTTGAGTACCTTGCGCCTAAGGTAAGGAAGCCCGAACCGTTGCCATTGGAGGAATTTGAAACGCTAATTGAAAAACCAAAACAAACACGTAAACCAAAAACAGATGCCAATTGAAGTAAAAGACCTTGCCGACTTTTTGGGAGTAACCATAACAGCCGACACAACTATTGATACCGTTAAGGAGGAAATAAACGCTAAGTACGTGCCGACTGAAAGGCATAGCACAGCGTTGGGCGAATTGAACGGCAAAGTATCACACGCCATCAAAAAGGGCTTTAAGGATATTGGCGTTGAAATCGACCCGTCCGAATTAAAGGATAAAAACCTTACTGATTTGCCATCAATCTTTGCAAGCAAGGTTAAAACCATGTTTGGAGAATTGGAAAGCGCAAAAGGTCTAACAGCCGAGCAAGCCGAAGCAAAGTTTAAGGGCGACCTCGATAAGTACAAGAAGCAACTTGAAGATTTGAGTGGGCTTCATGAAGGAACTAAAAACGAATTTAACCAGTTTAAAGAAAGCGTAATTTCTGAAAAACGTACGGGCAAGATTCAAGGTGAATTTGAGAACGTGCTAAAAGGCTTGAAGTTTTCGGAAGCCGCAAGCGCATTAGCTGTTAAGGGATTCAAAGCCGATTTAAACGAAACATTTAAATTTGATTTGAGCGAAGAAGGTAACCCGATTGTGCGCGATATTAAAGGCGAACTGATTAAGTCTAAAGTTAAAAGTGGTGAGCCAGCTACCTATGAGGAAGTGATTAAAGCGAAGTTTGAGGAATCAAAATTAGGTGCTGTAATCGATTCAAAAAAAGTTCCTAACTTTGCGACCACTTACACGCCACCAATCGGACAGAATAACGTCAAGAAGGTAGCTGCAAGGCATTAAGAATACGAGTACACTTTGGGCGTGACATCCCCTAAAATGTTTTTCGGCTACTTGAACGGCCTACTGTTCAAATCAAACCTTAAAACAAAAACATCATGTCACAATCATTGTGCGAAATCGTAACTTGCCCAGCAATTCAGAACTCTTTGGATTCTGCTTTTGCTAACCAAAACAATATGGCTCCCATTGCGTTGCCATTCCTTACCCACGTAATGAGCGAGGGTAATCGGTCAGCTTCAACAATCAAAGGCTTAACAGGCGCTTCAAAAGTGCGTCAGGTCGAAATTGTTTATGACCAACCATTCCTAACATCCGACATCAACGAAAACACTTCGGGTTGTGCGGCTTCTCACACGGAATGCGACTTTGTTGAAACTTACACTTTTGACACATCTTTGAACGTGGGTAAAGACTTCACAGTTAGCCCATCCGATTTAGTTGGTACTTGCGAAGAAAACAGCGCATTTGTTGCCCGCAAAGTTCAAAAGATTATCAACGGGATTAAGGAGAAAGAAAGTGAGCGTCTTGCTTTGGCTGCTGCTACTCAATTCGGTGGATGGTCACAGGATACTGCTGACATTCTTGGAACAAACCTCACAGGCGGTGGAATCCTTCAAGTGAACACCACTTTGGCAAACGGAACGGATGCACGTCCTGTTAACTCCGCTTTGTTTGAGCAAATCCAAACCGCTCTTTTGATGAGCCGTATTAACGGGGCTTCAATCTTTGGGGCAAACGAACTTGCAAGCTACTTGCGTAAGGCAATGGCTGGTGGTTCATCTGATGGACTTGGTTATGACCTTATGGCAATTATCGAGCGTTTCGGTCTTGCTGCGGTTTATGACCGTCATTTGGCCGCTGCTTTGTCATCGGTAAACGCTACTAACCTTGCTGTTGGTCTTGGTTCGATTGTTCCTGTTGGATTTAGCTTGTACGAAGCTGACTTTAATAAATTGTCGGATTCTTCGAACATTGCAGATACTATCTTCGATCCAGCTACTGGAATGAAGTTTGACTACCGTATGCAACGCCTTTGTGATGATTGGAACATCAACATACGTGCTACATACCAATACTACACAGCCCCAGCATACCTTTATCAAGTTGGAAGCAACTTTGAAGGAGTAAAAGGACTTGCAGCATTGGAAGTAGTTTGTACTGACATTGCCGCTTGTGCAGATTAATTGATTAACCTAAAATTGGAGGGGTTGGGCTAATACCTAACCCCTTTTTTTTTACTTAAATTTACGCCATGACTTGCTTAGAAACATTGATAGGATTGCAAGGAGGTTGTGCCGACATTAGTACGGCTGCAAATACCTACCTAAATACCAAAGTCACCTACTCCGAACTTTCGTCTTATGTAGACCAAAACGATTATCCAAGCGTGGACGATCTGTTTATCGCGTTAAGAGGTCAGGCGGTTCGTGAGGTAATAGATTCAATTACAGCCCACATGAAGGATGGGTTTGTTGCCAAGACGGTGGTAAGCACTCAAACGATTGGTTACGCTGGCACATCCTTAGCCACTTCGGCTGCATTGGCGAAGTACAAAGGCGTTAAACTATGGCGCAAATACCCTATGCCATTTTTGGCTTATCGGGTTACAAGTGTTGGGCTTATTGGTAATTACACGGGCAACGTAACGGTGTTATTTGTTGATGGTATTACGGGCGTTACTTTAGGCACTCAAGTAGTTTCTGCAATAGCTGGGCAAGAGGTAAGCGTGGACGTGAACGCATTATATCGAGTTGAAAAGTTGCTAATCCTGTACAACGCAACCGCGATAACCGCGTACAAAACAACTCCAACAACTTCGGGGCAAACTTGCTACACTTGCCCGACATCGTGCAGCATAAACGCACACGTGACCGCACAGGCAATAACTGCTACAATAGGTGCACCACTTACCCAATCAACTTTAAGCGACATGGGAGGGCTTATATTGAACGTATCAATGGAGTGTGATGCCGAAGGTTGGATGTGCCAATACAGGCAGCAATTAGCTATGCCAATACTCTTTAAGGTTGCGGAGTTAGTTATGGAATATGCCCTTTACAACACGTCAAGAGGCAACACAAACACGGTTCGCGATTACGACAAACTTGTAGCGCGGCAATCAATGTACCGCGATAATTTCAACACGGCAATGGATAGGGTATTCAATACCGTTAACTTACCTAACGACCCGATTTGTTTTAATTGCAGACGCGGCATTCAGATTAGAACTACCTTGCCATGATCCGCGAACGCGATAGGGCTTGCGAGTGGATTAGTGGCTTAGGTTACTGCCGATTTACACGCACTTATACATCGTTTACATTTCAGTTATGGCTCAATTAACGCCCGAACAATTTGCGGCTAAGTTGCGCGAGAAAGCAAAGGCAATAGCGTTAAACGCACCTTTACAAATTGCAGCGCAATCCGTCCACGCTGATAGGGTAATTCGGATTTTTAGCGATGGCATAAGTGGCGCGAGTTACAATAAGACCGATGAACTTTGGGTTGCTGATAAAAACCTTAGAAGGGCTGGCAGCCATAAAGGCAAAACAGGCAACGCCATTAAAACGACCTATTTCAAAAGCTATTACGACCTTAAACAGCAGCAAGGCTTCGACCCGAACACGGTTAATATGCGTTTGACAAATGACCTACAAAGCGACTTTGCAAACTCACAGAAAACCAACACAACGGGCGCACCTCCAGTTGGTGATGTTATTAAAGTCAATAATAACCTTTACGTTGAAGCATTGCGGAGGTCGGAGAACGTGGATAAGCTGAAAGGCAATATAAAGCGTTTCGGTAACTTTGTGGCATTCACACAAAAAGAGAAAGACGATTTTCAAAGGATTTACACTTTTGAAATGACAAAACTACTTCAATCATGACCGAAGCAATAGTAAACTACCTAAACTTAAAACTTGAAACCGTTGGACGTTTGGGCGTTATACATTGCCTTGCTGAATTACGGAGTGATGGCACGACCACAGTACCATATGTTTACAGCGGTACGGGGCAAGTTGTGCCTATCAATATCGACGGGGGCAATCTTAGTTATTGGCGAATGGATAACCCAATTAGCTTTGAACCGATTGTGGGCAAGTATGGCGTTAATCAAATGTCAGGAACTTACGACCTCCGTTTGGTTGTCGTTGCAAGGCGCAAGGATTCAACAGTAGATGATGCGTTCATGCCGACCCGATTAGCGGAGGACGTAGCGAACCAAATAACGGGGTCGTTTCCAGATTTGAAACTACTACTCAAAGCCCAAAGCGTAAACATTCGTGTTAACTCTATTGATACCAACATCCCGAAAGTATGGGGCGAGGAGTTTACAGGCACTCAAGTAAACGACCTTAATTACACACGGGCGATAATGGCCTTAAGCGTTTCGGTAACGGTAATTGGTAGCCGAGATTGTTGGCAGAATGAGTGCGATATTGACCCCAACATTCTACACATCTTTGACTTTTGCAATCCAAATGTAGTTGCTGAATTAACGCCTACTCAAGTTGCCTGTTTGGAGGATGCTTTGTGCGAGCCATGTGCAGACGTTACCATTGACATTAACGGTGTGCTATTTGATACCGTACCAAGCGGAGCCAGTTTGGACATTCCAGTTCTTGACACGGGTGCAAATCCAGTAGGCTCACAAAGTGGCACAGATTACGTAATCGCTAACAACGCAACCTATATCAATAGCGTTCAAGTTACCGACCAAGCTGCTGAACAAGATGCCTTTATTGCTGTGGAATTGGAC